GAATATCCACAGCTTGACCTAATCCATGTTGGCTCACACCTGATCCGCCTCTAGCTTGTGCTTCTGGTCTAAATCCAGATGTAATTATGAACGAGCCTCTTCCGTATTTTTCTACGATGCGATCCAAAACATTTAAGCTTAGATGCTGTAGGTTGGTTACAATCTGACCTGCTGTTAGCCCAGCTTGTGATCTCACCATATGACCAAATACTGCATTAGTAGATACATCTCTAAGCTTAATGTATTTTGTTAGCTGCTCTTGTCCGGTAAATCTTGTTTCACTAGAATAATCATTGTCTGAGCCGGAGGGGGATAGAGTAGGTAACGGAGAAAGACCGGCCGGTGCGATAAACTGCTGTGAGCTGTTAGTATAAGGAGCTGAAGAGTTGTAACCAGGGTAGAGAGGTACACTGGATCTGTTACCATCGTCATTCTCAATACCTGCACGTACAACTCTATTAGATACTTGAGGTAGAGCAGGTCTAGGAGTTCTATCTGGATTAGATCTATCAGCTGGAATTATAAACCCAGTTAGCGCAGGATCAACTGCTACTGCACCAGAAGCAGCTGTAGCACTGTCTGGGGATGCAGGTCCAGAAGTAGATACGGGGTAGAAATTACCACCTTGTGTTTCTTTTGCAGTTGTAGTTGCTTTCAAAGACCCTGCATTAATATTAACAGTACCACCATTACCTAATACAACATCACTAGAATTTAGAGATATTTTACCTGAAGCTTGTTGTACTATTTTACCACTTGAAGTGTTATTAATATCCACAGCGCTTAGAAATGAGTTTTCACTAGCTGTTACATTATGATTTTTAGTTGTAAGTTTAAAGTTATCTGTTACGGTAGTATCAATATTATCAGCTTGTGTGTTAATACCGCTAGACTTAACTTTCATTTCACCAACATTAGTATGATTATACTTTACAGTCTCTAATACAAAATCGTCAGCTCTAACTTTAAAAGTCTCTTTAACGTTAAGATTAAAGTTACCTGATGTGGTTAAATTAATATCATTCTTTACTACTGCATCTAACTTACCTTCTACTTGAAGGTTACAATCACTCATTACCATAATATTACACTTACCAGATACAGTAATATTGGCTTCTCCGCCAATAAAAATATAGCCGTTACGTTCTACAATATAAAAATTATCACCTACGATTTTTCGTACTTCAGTTCCATTAGCATCTGTCTCTGTATATGTACCTGATGGGTGATAGCGGTGATAACGTACATTATTAGGAGTATCGTCAAACTCTTGAACTAAACCATTAGGAGTTTGATATACGTTATTATGCGGATAGTTTGCAGCGTAGGGTGACAGAGGTTCATCCCAAGTATCAATAGATAACGCTGTTTGAATGGCAGTTCTTCTTGTAGCATCTTTAACATCTACTACAGTACCTACAGTTTCACCACGAGCTAATCTGTTAGTGTCTTGTTCGTAGTTATATACACTATCTGCTGCAGTATTATCAGTAATACCTACTGTAATATTAGAGTTGGGTAATTCCTGAGCGATTTGATCTCTAGTATTAATAGCCATTATGTTACCTTTGGTTGATTATCTGTAATACTATTATACCCGATTCTAAAATACTGATTTCCAGAAGCGCCATAAGCATCTGTACCTGCTCCGGTGGTTTTATATCTGGATGCCCCTCCTGGTCCGAGTAAATGTGCTACTGCGAGATAGCCTGAAACAACTCTAGGAGAGGATGCAGGAGTTAAAACTCCTAGTCTAATTAACTGTCTATAGTTTTTAATAGTGTATTCGTCACAAGCACGCTCTTGTTCTGGAATATTACTAAACCAGGCCTGCTTAGAAGATACACCATTTTTTCCAGTCCAGGTCGTATTGTTATTCAATACTTCTTTCATTCTACCTGGACCTGCTGACTTAACGTTAACATAACCGCCTTCATATAGTGCAGGTATACCGAACTGATACTTGCCGATATAGCCTAGGGTATTTTCAGCGGAGTAATTACTATTGGATTCTCTTTGACCTAGAACAGTTTTATACTCTTGAAACTGAGCTGGAGTAAGTAGACCTAACTGACCGGGAGTTACATCAGTTGCAGCAACTTCAGCTGGGTCAGGGTTTTGCAGTCTGTCTCTTAAAGCAGCTTCTGGTAGGGTTCCTTGAGGACCTGTATTGTTTACTCCACCCAATACACCAAATATAATAGGATATTGAGCAACAGGACCATCCGCAAAGAAGCCTACAACTTCAGTACCTATTTGGATGCCTACTGGTGCTACGCCTCCACCTTTAGTACCTGCGCTATTTGTAGGTTGCAGTACAGTAGCCCATGGTAAGTGTTCGGTCAGTAACTCACCTTTATCAGGTGTATGATATCCATGACACCTAACCTTAATCCTGCCTAATCTAGCAGGATCATTATTGTCTTCTACTTTTCCTATGAACCAGGTAAACCCCTGTGTTCCCATAAATTTAGTTATCATTGCAAGGCTCTAATATTAACATTATCGGTTGTGAGTTGTGAATCATAGAAGTTAACGTTTCGTAGAGAGCTTTCTTTAATACATGTTATATTGGTTTCAAATTCATAGTTAGCGCCGGTGTTTATTATATCGTGTGATATTTCTGCAATTATATAATTACCAGATAAATCTCTGTCTATATTTTTTGTAGGATTTGTTACGGGTAAATTGTCTGGAAATTGCAGGTTGATAATATCGCTTACGTCTAATTTTAAATTACCATTAATGCGAATCATGACTGTATTTTCGCTCAATAAAACAGAAAACGGACCTGCATACAGTAGTGAGTTATTAGTATTATCTACCCTCTCAGGAGAGTTATACGCTTGTGGTGGGGCGTATGGTATCAAGTAAGTTAGACTTCCTATGTCTTTTGCTTTTTCAGCAAATATAGTCGTGCTTCTCGTGTCAGTATTATCATTTAACTTGGTGGTATTATCTTTTAGTTTTTCAGGTAATGATATTGTTTGAGTTTCTGGTCTCTTCTCAAAAAGATTATAGGAAATAACTTTAGAAGAAAAAAAGCCATATGACAGTCTACTCTTCGCATCAAATCTGTAAGGTACTGTATATGACAGTATAGTATTATATGCTTCTCTATCAGATAGAGGAGTAGTTTTATAAGAGTAGGTTAAAGGAGTAGTATTAGCTTCTAAGTTGCGTTGAATTATATTTTCAAAAGACTCAAAATTATAACCTTTAAAGTTTTCATAAAAGCTGAAAGTAGATGTAATGAACTCTCTATTATTATATGCTTGACTAGTTATGAAGTTTATTTTTTCAAATGGCTTGATTTCAGTAAAACCGTATTGTGTAATACCTACTGTATCTTCAAAATTTAAAATAGGTATGGAAGTTTTTAATTCATTTTCTAATATAGATTTAACCATATTTGTAGATGTGTTGGAATAACCTCTACTCTTCATCATGCCAGAGTTGATAAATGAGTCTACAGAAACTAGTTCGAGCACATAAGCTGAACCAGAAGAATCTTCTACTAGATTTTCAACTGATACATTATTAACAATAAATTTATAAGAGAAAGTGCTCTCTGGATTTGTATTACTAGTAGCTTGTTGCTTTAAACTTAACGTAATAAATTCTTCACCTGTGAAGGCAAAGTCTCTTCCATCCAGTAGATTATGTGTGTCACCTATCATTATTCTAGAGAAAATGGTAGGGTGAAATAAACTTGCACTTAAAGCACCACTAATCATTAGCGGTCTTATGTCTAGTTTTTTTGATCCGTCAAATTTTTCTGCTTCAATTTTATCTAGAATAATCCTTCTGGGATTATCTAGATTAACATCAGATAGAGTATTACTCATTAAGTTTCTTTTCTAGCTGCTTTGACATTTCATCTATTACCAAAGGTGATGCTACGGTAATAATACTTTTTCTTTCGTTTAGTAAATTTTCGTAATCATAAGCAGTAACAGCAGTATAACTGTTTTGTTCTTCACCTGTCATTAAATTATAAGTTTCGATGTTTATAATAATACCATCTGCATTTTCATAGTGTACTATTGTACTATATGCCGCTTGCAAACTACCATATTTTTTCTTTAAAAACTGCTCTAACTGTTCAGTAGTTATATACCAGTCAAAATAAGGATCAATTTGTTTATTAATAAGTCTTATTGTCCAATCAAGAGTACTGATATTATAAAGATCATTAGCTACTGTATCGGGTCTTTCACCATGCTGAACAGTTAACGGCATGAACAAAAGATTAGGCTTTATTGTACTTTCTCTTACACCTACTCTTACTAGTAAGTTTCTAGCTGCAGTATTTTTATACTGAATGAGAGGAAAATTATCGAAATATTCTTGTGCCATATTAGTTGTCTTTTTTTAGTACCCTGTTGGGTTACCTAGCGGGTCGAGTGCAGGACCAGATTGACTAGTGGGGGCTTCTCGAACAGATTCAGGTGTCGCTTGCATGGGAGGTATGGTAATAAAGTCTTCTTTGGTTAGTGTTTTGATTTCCATTAATGATAATGTAAGCGAATAGAACGCAGGTGCGCCTGTTTTTGCAAAGAACGCAGGTCCGCGAGGCGATCTATTAAGAGAAACGTTTGTAATAACGCAAGGTGTAGTAGGCATATCAAACCCTGGCTCACTACCTAAAAACTTATACTCTACCTCATCAGGAAATTCAAGAAATAATCTATTACTACTAATTTTAGGTAGCATAGCATTTCTCAGTGTTCTTACTATGTCTTCTATATTTCTACTCTCTTTTTCTGTTTTAGGCGCTAGGAGCTCCCAAGTATATTTCATATCTCTAAGATTGACCCCTGTAAATACAGCTGTCTGGTGAGGGTTGAAAATAAGACCAGTACCTGATTGAATGGCTCTTAAAGCATTTGTATCTTGGCCAATATATTGTGATGCTCTCGTAGTTAAATTTACTGCGCCGGTAAATGCTGCGGCTCCAAGTAAATTTGTTAATATTTCCATAGTACCTGATCCGAGAGTACCTACAGCTGAACCTACAGCACCTGTTACACTACTTGTAAAATCACCTAAAGAGCCGGGTGGACCTCCGCTTACTGCTGCACTTGCTGCATTTGCTATAGCTTCACCTATAATACCTAAATCACTTTTTTCATAATTTGCACTGTAATATTCTATTATATTGGATGGTATAGGTAAAGCAATGGCGGCTTTAGTATTTCCACCTACTGTCGTAGTAATAGTACCTGCACCACCTCTTGATCTGCTACGTACATTTATTAACATCTTGTGAGGTACAGCTTCTAGATCTGCTGGGTATCTTAATATATTGAGTGACCCGGATGTTCTAGATCTCGCCTCTTCCATTATCGATCTTGCAGTGCGGGTAACAGGCATTATGGCTTCTTCTTATAAAGGTATGTTTAAACCTAAAAATCCCCAGAAATATCTTGGTGATAGTAGTAATATTATTTATCGGTCACTTTGGGAGTTTAAGTTTATGAGGTATTTAGATGATCACCCGGACGTGATTTCATGGGCTAGTGAGGAACTTAGCATACCCTATATCAGTCCAGTTGATAAGAGAATGCATAGATATTTTCCTGACTTTATTGTTAAAAGGAAGAATAAAGATAATACATTAGATGTTTTAATGGTTGAAATCAAACCTAGTAAGCAAACACGAGAACCAATACTCAAGGGTAAAAAGAAAAAACAGTTCGTATCAGAAGCAATAACGTATTCAATAAACGAGGCTAAATGGAAAGCCGCCTATCAATTCTGTCTCGATAGAAAATGGAAATTTCTTATACTAACAGAAAAAGAGCTAGGTATTAAATTCTAGCATAAATATATTTTATCCTATAGGTTTACTTAATGTCACAAGCTATTTCAGATATCTTATCGACTCAAAATTTAACACGCGCAGGTGCTGTAGCTGGTATCATAGGTACCGCTCAAGGTACTTACAATAGTAGTTTAAATTCACGTAATAGAGTCGCTGTAGGAGGTGCTCTACTTACGCAGATAGGTGGCGTTCTTAATAGTTTTAATAGTGGGAGAAACCCAAGATCACCAGAAGGTTTTGATCTTAAAAGATTTATTTCTACTACTTCTAAATTATCAGGATTTATAGATCCATCCCATTTTATGGTTTATATAACACCACCAAAATGGCTTCGTAGTGCTACAAGTGAAACTAGAGAATTTAATAATTTTGGAAAAATTTTACCTTTTCTTTGTTCTGGATCAGCTATACCTGGTATGACTGTAACTACAGCAGCTGTTCCTCATTATGGATATGGTGTATCGCAGCCTAGACCGATACGACCCACCTTTGATAATATTGCTATGAAATACTACATGGATAATCAAAGTGTAGCTCTCGACTTCTTTACTAAGTGGATACAAAAAATAGTTAACTTCGATGTTGATGCTACTGGTACTAGATCAACAGCTGGTGCGTTTTACGGTGAAGTATCTTATATGGAAGAGTACGCTACTACTATAGATATTTACGTTTTTGACTCTGCATCTGCAAGAGTATTACATGTAAAGTTGCATGAAGCTTTTCCTGCAAATATAGGTCAAGTAACCTTAGATTGGAATTCAAATAATCAGTTAGCTATGTTAGATGTTTCTATAGCTTATAAATCATGGACTTCAAATTACCTAACGCCCGCTACTATCGATAGAAATTCTTTGCGTAATCTATCACTAGGTAATGCGCTTATCATGCTAGGTACATCAGCTACTACTTTAAGTAGCTTACTAAGACGTCCTACTGGTATAGCTGATATTTTTAATACTGTTAGAAATGCGTCCTCTGTAGTAAGGTATTTTTCTAATTAATAATTTAATTGAGGTGAATTAGTATGTTACCAAAAATTCAACAACCTATCTTCTCGCTCTTACTACCTATATCTAAAAAAACCATAAAATATAGGCCTATGCTAGTTAAAGAAGAAAAAATGCTTCTCCTAGCTAAGGAAAGTAAAGATATTAGAGATATTGTTAATAATGTCGTTTCAGTTATTAATAACTGCATTTTAAGTGAAGATATAGATGTTCTAGATTTACCTATGGTTGAATTTGAGTATATTTTTGTTAATTTGAGAGCAAGATCTATTAGTAATGTTATTACTTTGAAGTACTACGATACGTATGATAAAAAAATAACTCATGATGTTGTTATTGATATTGACGATATTAAAATAGTAAACTATGAGAGTTTTAATCCTAAGATTATGCTAGGTGATAATTTAGGTATGGTATTAAGATTACCTAATCTTGAAATTTCACAGCGCATCGATACTAAAAAAGATGAAGCTACTATAGGTATTGATATTATTAAAAATTGTATTGATTATATTTTTGATAGTGAGAGTATCTATAGATTACAAGATTATAGTGTCGAAGAAGTAGAAGATTTTATCGATAGTTTGAGTCTCGATAATTTTAACAAGATGGAGAACATCTTTAAGAATTTACCTAGGTTAGAATACAAGACCTCATTTAAAAACTCAAAGGGAGAGGATGTCAATATTGAATTGACACGGTTAGAAGATTTTTTTTAGTAATGCTGAGCCATACTGAATTACAGTATTATTATGCTAATATCTTTGCACTGGCTCAGCATCATAAATATTCGATATCCGAAATAGAAAATTTAATAGTTTATGAACGTGATATCTACATTGGGTTATTGATTAATTATCTAGAAAGCAAAAAGAATAATAACTAATGTCAGATATTATCAAGAAACAGCTTCCAGGTACTGGTAATAGACCAATCTATAAAGCTGGAACTGTAATTAGAAATACTAGAGGTACAAAAGAAGTCAACCCCGGTGGTGGTTACATTAATGATGATGTAATTGAAGCTGTACTAGAGTGGAATGCTGCACAGCAACAAAATAATCAACAAGAGCAGCAAGAACAACCTATTAGTGATAATGGTAGTTACTCTAAAACAGTAACTACTACACCTGTACAAGATTCTATGTCTAGACGTTTAGGTGGTTTCGTGGCCAGAAACGTTGCTGGCGCTCTTTTTGGTACAGGTGGTGCATATAGAGACGTAGCAAGGATGTTTCCTGCTGGTGGTAGAAATTTAGGCTATACCGAAAACGTTGAGTATACTGGTAGCGAACCATCAACTAGCAGTACTATAAGAGGTCGCAACGCAAGAGAAGCAGCTCAAGTAGCTAAAGATATCTCAGAGTCTAAAGATGCAAATAAACAAATAGAAAAAACCTTGACGGGTGAGAGAGCCGATAGAAGTAAGCTCGTTAAGGATATGAGTGATCTCAAAAATTCAGTAATGAAGATTGAGAGGTTAGTAGATACTTTAGTAAATAGTAATACTAACGATCCAACTGGCGAAAAAGATAAGAAAAAGGCCCCTACGCTTTTAGAGAGTGCAGGTGATATACTAAGAGGTCTAGTAACTGCTGTTACATCTGCAGTCGCTGGTGTAATACCTACAATTGCTCGTGCTTTTGGCGGCCTTGTACCTGCAATAAGTACAATATTAAGAACCGGCTTGGGTGCTTTATTTTCTGGTCCAGTATTAGCGGCTGTAATAGGAGCAGGGGCGTTGGCTGCTATAGGTACTGCCATATACCGCGCGCTTCAAATGTCTCCAGAGGAAAGAGCACGAATACAAGCAGCTGCAAATGCTCAAGCAGGAGCTGGTGTAGATTCTCTCTCTGAACGTGAACGAGCTGGTGCCGGTGGCCCAGGTAGAGTAGTAGCTCGTAATATGGCAGCTGAGTACGAGACTAGTAACGAACAATTAGGTGGAATACAAGATACACTATCAAGACCTGAAGCAGGTGAAACAGAAGAACAAAAAGCACAACGAGAAGCTGCTGATAATGCTCTTAGAGAAGCTGAGCAAAGAGGGCTGGGTGCTGGTGGTAGAGTTACAATACCTAGTGAAGCTGCTACTTATCTACAAGAGCGCTCTCAAAGAGAAGCTTCTAGATCAGGTGCACCTGGTAGCGCTATGGACGCCGAAATGGAATTTATGCGTAGCGCAGAAAGAGCCATACCTGGTAGTGACATGGATCAAGAGATGTCATTTATGCAAGGCGCGGAAAGAGCTCGCGAGAACTACCGACAAGAAATAAACTTAGCCGGTACAGCTGCTACAAATCAAGCTAGACGCACAAACCCTGAAGGGGTTAGAGCAATAGAAGATGCTGCTCGAGCTATGGGTCAGTATAGAACTCTTAGAGGCGGTGTATTAAATGCTGAAGGCCAAGCTGTAGAATTAATTCTTACTGGTAATAGAAGAGTACCTGTAACCGCAGCAACTGGAACACAAAGTCCTACTCCTGCACCTGAAGCACCGCCCGAACCTGTAAGTTCATTAGAGCCTGATAATGCAGGATTAGTTCCAAGTGAAGATAATAGAGCTTCGCAACTTACTGCCGGCGCTAGTCAACCTACTGTAGTAGTTGTACCACCTGGAGCTCCAGCACAATCTCCAGCACCTGCTCAAAGTACTCCACCGCAAACAAGCGGTGGAGGAAGTCGTCGAGTATCAAATGGATTAAGGCGCGCTAGTCACCCGGAAAGACCTAGTGACATAGCGTCCCCAGCGGCTACTCGCTAATTAATCGTCAGAAGCTAGCTTCTTGAAGAAGCTCATATC